GGTACTGCCTGAGCTTCAACCATAAGTTTAATGGCTCTAGCTTCGGATTCCTTACCTTGGCCCATTAGAGCGTTGATTTGGGACTGTTGGAACTCCATTTGCTTCTGATGAGTCTCTTGGGCCTGTTTCTGTTCTTCTGGGTTAGGCTCGGAAGCCTTATCAATGGCCTGTACTAAAGTCTCACGCTCAGATAAGTTCATATTGTCCACAATGGACTTCAAAAGGATAGGATAGTACTGTTGGTCTTGGCCCATGGTCTGTAGAAGCTGGACTAACTGTGTTACTTCGTACTCACGCGCCATGATACCTAAGGAACTTGTGGCACAGAACTTGTAGTCCTTAACGGGATACAGCTCAGGTTCGTACTGCATGTAACGGTAAGCTGCTTTCTCTACAAAGGGAACTAGGAAGTTCTCTTGGAAGTTAATTAATGTACGCTTATGGCGCTTAATGATGGCACCCAAGGACATAGAGATTCCCGCTGCGGTAGCTTCACCATTAATAGAACCACCTACGCCACTTGAGTCAACGGCTCCTGTGGACTGTTGTACCATCTGTTGTAAAGCACCGGCCTGAGCAAAGGTGATCTGATTGACATTACCAAAGTTGAATGGATTGATAATCTCTTTAGGGTCACCGTTGGTCAACAAAAGCTTACCGGCTCGTATCTCAGGCTTAGTGCCCCTTGGTATACGAGTAGCGTCCATAGCCAGCATTGGGTGTACGGTTAGGGCCAGAGCGTCAATACGTGCCCGTAGTTCAGCGTCCAGAGCCTTTTGGCTGTTATAGCCTTTCTCCACAACACCACGCCCGTAGAAGCGATTAGGAACAACGTCCCAAGGGAAAGCAACTACTGGACGGTCTTGCATCATGTAGGGGTTAGCTTCGGCCTTAAGTAACACACGCTCATTGGCTATGATAACAACAGCCTCAGCGTACTGGGAGTTCTCTACCTCATCGTCCAAAGGCCCGTCTGTTGCGTCCTCCAGTAAATAAGTAGGTACTAAACCATAGTACTTTGTTAAACGTACTTTATCGTCGGCATAGACAGATAGTTCAGCGTCAGGCTCAAGGTTAAAGTCTGCCCCTGCGATACCAATAGGTTCGTCACGGTAAACCCCCGACTCCTGTAGCAGCTCAACGCTGTGTTGGCTGACAAATTCATCAATAGCACAACCCAGTGCTTCATCAACAGACGTAGCGTTAGGGTCAATACGGAAGTTCTTGGGCATTACTGGCTTAAGACGTACTAAAAGACGATCTTTAATGTTTACACCCACAGCCTGTAGCTCTCCACCCATAAGGGGCTGAGTAGCGGGGGCCATTTCTTTGATTTCCTCCAGCACTACTTCCGCAATACCAGTACCAAAGACAGCAGCGTTAATTAAACACTCACTTGCGTCCTTACGAACCTTGGCTTTCTTAAAGTCCTCATGTAGTGTATCACGGAGGAATTTAATGTCACCAGTTTCCTTGTCTTGGTAGTCATCATGTATGTCAAAGTACTTACCACGGCCAAAGGTAGCTTCTTCAATCTCAGCTACGTTGGACTCCACGGCTTGCTGTGTCGCTGGTGCAATAATCTTAGAGCGCTCGGACTGTCGTGTTTTGTCCTCACTAGCCCATATACCACGCCAGATACGATAGTACTCATCGTTCTTACTCGCATAGTTAGATTCGTAGTGGTCACCCCACTCGTTTACTTTATTCATAACCCACTCTTGCAGGGTTTCCTGTATCATCAGAGGTGCTTCTTCGTTGTAGTCACTCATTAATTAGTATCCTGCAAAGTCATCTAAGGTTTCGTAGTCGTCGTATTCTTCAAAGTTACCAGCGTAGGTTACTTTAGCTAACTGGTCTATGTAAGCCAAGGAGTCAACCAAGTCATCATGGGTTAGTGGGTCAGGGAATTGAAATAACTCATCAAGGAATTGAGCGTTCCATTCAGCTTTCTTTACTTTTACCAAACCATGTTCAAAACGCCCCTGTAAAGCCCACATGATTCTGTCTGTTTTCTTTTGGTTACCGTGGGTTAGTTCCTCTATGCGAAAGAAGAAACTATTACGCTTCATCATATCCATTAGGGGTGACATAACAGCCTGTTTGGCTATACCTTTTTCTATACCCACTGATAATGGTTTATAGTCCCTAACGGCTTGGAATATCTTTTGGGCTGTCTGGTCTAAAGTCCATCTACCTGATATAATATTCTCAACCCACCAACCGTCCTCTGTGACATAAACAACTGAAATAGCTGTATTGTCCAAACGACTGTTCTTTTTGTTTTTCTTACCTACTTCCTGAAAACCAGCTAAGTCTATGGCTATGTAGTAGTCCCCGTCACCCTTGGTGTCTTTAGTGTAGAACTTAACCCAGTCCTCTTTAAACATTTCAGAACCCAAAGCCTCAAAGGAAGCCAAGAACTCCTGACGGAAAGCATAGGTAGACATGGACTTCTTAGCTATGTCTATTTCCTCAGGGTCTATTAGAGGGTTGTCGTAGGACGTAAAGTGCCAAGCATCAAAAGTCTCGTCACCCTTTAGTTCTGCGTACTTAAATAGCTCATAGAAATGATTACGTCCTTTGGGAGTACCAATGAATAAGCAATGGCCCTTTTGGTCAGCTAGGGCAGGACGTAGGATTTCCTCAAACACCATAGGTTTCATATCGGCATACTCATCTAGGACAAGCATCTTTAATGACACACCACGCATGGTATCGGGTCTGTCGGCCCCTTTGAGGCTAATGACAGCTCCATTGATCAAGGTAACCGTTAAGTTGTTTATATGTGTGGACTTGATAATAGGATTAGCTAACTCAAGCAGGGTCTGCCACATAATGTCTCTGGCCTGACCTTGGGTAGGGGCCACGTAGAACACCCCACCCTTTTGTTCGTCCAAGGCACTTAGGATTAGGAGCCATGCGGCTAACCGTGACTTACCACAGCGTCTACCGGCAGCTACGACCTTAAAGCGTTTCTTGGACTTGAATACCTGTTGTTGCCATGGGAGTAACTCTACTTTTAAATCACTCATGGCTGTCCTCTGGAGGAACATAGGGAACCCACTCTGCGTCCTCTGCGTCTATGGGTTCTTGTTCTAAGATTTCCCCAGTACCTACGCCAGTAATATTAATTGTAATGGCTGACTTACCGGAGGACTTTAAGACCTCTTGTTCAAAGGCAGCAGTGGGGGCTACCCTGTCCATCACAAGTTTCCAAGCGGCTGCTTGGTTCTTATGTTCATCATTCAAAGCTGCATCAAAGATAGCGTCAAGCACTTTGCGTGACTTAGGGGATGACAACATCCTAGCTTTATATTCATTGATAATAGCTGCGTCACCCTTAGGGCGACCTCTGGCTACTCTGTTGCCCTTTTTATTTGACTCTACGTCTTTTTTCTTAGGGCGACCTTGCTTCTTTGGTTTCTTTTCTTTTGGTTCTTTGGGTTTGTCTTTATTGATTGACAAAATAAAACACTCCTTAAGTTATCCCTAAGAATCTTAAGAACCTTTAAGTTATATTTATTAATAAACTATAATGAATAACTTAACGGTACTTAAGAATCCTAAGTAGGGCCGAGGGTGGCTAACTGCTTACTTAGTAATAACTATATTATACCATATTTTTAACCAAAAGTCAACTCTTTTATTTAGTCATTCTCTTGTAGTCTATTCGTGACTATTGTGTCCCTTATAGTCACAAAGTACCCAAGAACTTGACAACACAGGTTTTACTTAGGAAACAACAAGTTACAGAGGTTTTACTAGTATATAACTAATGGTTCTAATACTCTAAAAACTACCTATTTTGTGCCTAGGAGGCTACCACAGTTATTCCGAGTCCCACAGCCGGCCCCCGCCCCCTAAAGTTATCCACAGGTTTACCAAAGTTATCCACAGGTTATCCACAGGTTATCCACAGGTTATCCACAGGCCAAGTTATCCACAGGTTATCCACAGGCCCAGAGTTATCCACAGGTTAACCAGAGTTATCCACAGGTTTATCCACAGGTGTGACTAAGGGAGTCAATAGAGTCACAGGGGTTGACATAGGGAAAACATAAGTGTAAGGGGCCAAGCGGGTACCCTTAGCACACAATAGATACCTATGTAAACAAATGACTAACACTAGTAACAAAGTCATACACTTGACAACACAAGTTATCCACAAAGTTATCCACATGCTTCTCAGGGCTTCAGAATGGCCACCTAAGAGCTTTCAGTGCTGCCCTGTACCATAGGCCTATAAAATAGTTATCTCAATTTTAGCACTATTGGCACAACAATTGCATAGCTATCTTGGCCCGAGATACCTAAGAAACCATTGCCTATATAGTAGGACCAA